GCAACTGCACAATCAAATTGCTACTAACTCGCACACTAAGATCGTAGCTTACAACCTCAGATTCTTGATTTTTTATCATTCTTCTTTGGTTGTATCCAGTGTCGGCTGTGCTTACTGCCGTAGCAACTACGCCCTCTCTTCCTGCTTGCTGATGAAAGAAAAATTCTGACGGCTGGAGTCCCATCAAGTATGAAGAGCTCACAAATCCTCGCGCTTGAGGAGAGTTATCATTGGGAGAAAAGCTTGCCAGCGTCCTTTTTCCTATTGGTCCTTTTCTGAATGCTATTCTTGATCCGTTGATTGTTTGCTGTCCCACTAAACCGCCAATCTGCGCAATATTCATTACATTTCCTTTTGCACCTGAGCCTACGACGTTTGAAATGCCGCAATTAAAATCCATTCTTCTCAGAACCTCGAGTCCTGCATTCTTTAAGCAATCTTGCATTATTTGAGTCTGTTTTATCTCTTTGATTTCTGAAGGAACGTCCGCACTCTCAATAGCATTGTTTTTTTTCATAGCCTCTATCACAATATTGTCAACTGTCTTGTCCGCATCAGTCACGCAGTCACGCACAGAAATGCAAATGGTATCTTTTTTCAACCACTGCATTAAAAGTCGTTGCGCATCAGAAATGAACTTTGAAGCTGCCCAAGGCGACTGCTGCTTCCACATTGCTTGCACGATTCCGTTTGAACTGTTTCCCACACTTTGCTTGCACAATCGACCGCAAAGAAGTTTTCCTCTTCGTACGATCACCACATTGTCATTCAATATATCGTCCACATTTTTCGCATTCGAATTGTTTACTGCTTTCATGACCGACAAATTAAAAGGAAGAAGCAGAGAAAATATTTGCTTACCCGTCCACATTGGCCCTCTTGAAGATTTTAGAATGGCGGGCTTTTCGAATCCAGAGAAGTCCTCTGCAAAGCTTCGACTGTTCATTGGTTGGGTAAGGTAATCGTCCGATACAGTCGAATAGTGTATGCTCATACTAAGCTGCATTATTTCTTCATATGTACAAAAACTGTCCTTTCTGCTTAGCATGTAAGCTCCAACAACTGAATCTTGAACCAGTGAAATCAAAACTGAATTGCTTTGTGGAGTGACCATTTGATGAGGAACAGACATAATTTCCTGCGCTTCGGCTATTGCAGTAAAGTCCTGCAGTGCGTGAAGGTTCATCTCGTCTCCATCAAAGTCTGCGTTGAACGGTTTCGTACAAGGAAGAGGAAGTTTAAACTGAGAACTTTTAACAGAATAAGCTTGGAAAGCCATGATTGAAGCCTTGTGCAAGCTCGGTTGACGATTGAACAGTACCCAATCTCCGTCACGAAGATGCCTTTCGACAATGTAACCTGCATTTAAAGAGTTTGCCAATCTGCGACGTCCAACCTCATCCAATAAACTTACATGAAGCACCTTTTCCTCATTCAATTCCTTTATTCTAACTGTTAGTGCACCGTTTGTTTTGTTTGCACCAATCTTAATTGAATCACCAAGTCTTTTCATGTTAAAGTCCGTCACTGTTTCTGGAAAAGTAAGAGTGTTCATAATGCTTTCAGGGACTCCCAATTGAAAAATGTCGTGGCTAGAATCAGGTCCAACAACGCTTCTTCCCGCGTGATCTACTCTCTTTCCGCTTAGGTTCCCCCTTAATCTTCCTTTTTTACCAGTAAGTCTTTTCTTCAAATCTTTTATGTTTCTCTTTCCCATCGCCCTGGCATGGATCACTGATTCTCCATTGTACGTTAAATTTTTTTTTATGTTTTGATTAATGAGGGAGCCACAAAATATCTGCAACTTATCCCATCCAAACTCTATTTTCTTTTCGTCATTCATCTGAATGTAGGTGGAAAGTTCGTTATTTGTGCGAACTATTTCCTGAAGAGACAATGTAAGGTCATTCTCGCCTCTAAGTCTAGCCTCCGTGCTACCTGCAGATGTTGCTGGTCTGATAGAAGGCGGAGGAACCAGATGCGCCTTCATAATGTAGTTTTCCGGATGGTTCACTTCCGGATTGTAACCCATCAATATCAATGCTTCCTTCGGTACATGACGTATAATGCTCTTTATCTCATCTGGCATTAATCGTCTGGAAGCATACCGGTACTCTTCATCAGAAATAAAAAGCTCCTTTTCCTTTTCTCGAAATGTTCTTTCAAAAAACAATTTATTTTTTCGCGAGTACAATGGTTGAGGTGCACCGCAGTCTTCATAAGGACATTTTAATTTATTTTTACATGCTTCAGAAATAGAACGTAGTCTTTCCTTTGTTCCTGGGTTTGTTCTGCAAACTATGGCCCTTACGTCCGCAAAGTTGACTAATTTTTTCAAACAAAATTTTGGTCGACTGCATGCCCAGCAAACGCTTCTTAAAATGCAAAGGATGCTTGCAAGGTGACCAATTCGAATCACGGGCTTTTCCAGTTCAATGTATCCATAATGGTTGTTGCAATTTGCGGTCAATCCACACGTTGGACATTGTAACGCCTTGTCTGTAACTCCCATTCTTGCGTCATTGACACCATTTGCTTTCGGAAGACCCCTGTCGTAAGTGCTAGGATTTAGAACCTGCACAACTGCTAATTTTCTTACTTCTTCATCGCTGTAAAGCTTTAGCTTGATCTTTGATAATGATATCATTTTTATAATTTTTTACGTTAATTTTTTTTTGAAATTGCGTTTAATTTAAAATTTTTAAACTCGAAAGAGAAAATACAAAATGGTGTCTGAAGCAAAACGCAGAAAAATGTTAGATGAAGAAGAAGAAGTTATTTCTGAGCAACATGAAGAGGAGGAAGAAGAAGATTACTGCGACGACGATTCTGAAGAAAGTGAAGACTCAGAGTCCGATGATTCAATTGTCGTTGGTGAGGACGAAATTGAAATGGAAGAGAATGTGGCAATTCCAGAAGACGAAGAATCGCCTGAAAATGCAAAGAAAATGGCAGATTTACTTCGAGCTGAGGCAGAACGATTTATAAAGCTTCCGATCGATAACATCAATACACGTGTTCTTCGTGATAGATCGAAAATTAAAAAGCCAGATAATAGTCACATAAAATTGATTCACGAGGCGTTCATTCATGACGAAAAGAAAGAACTCATAAAGGAGATAAACATATGGAAACGAACATTTGCAGTTGAAGCCGCAGACAAAAACCTTGTATTTCCGAAGTTATCTTTAAAAATGTCGATTGATGAAATACGATGTCAGCATGACGATATAAGAGAAAAACTCGGATTAGAACCTTCAGACAATGATGACGACGATTCCGAAGAAGAGGAAGAAACCGACGATGATGATTCAACAGAATCTTCAATTGTTTCTGATGAAGATGATGATGAAGACGATGATGACGACGAGGATGATGAGGACGAAAGTTGCATGGACGTTGAAAATTGATTATTGTATACTTAAAAAATGATTTCACGTAAAGTGCCAAAGGATGCAAACCTTCAATCAATAATTGCACAAAGGACCATTTCAAACAATGAACAAATAAAACAAAAAAATACTGTTATTTCTGTCAAATCAAGAAGCACTGAATCAAGTCCATATGCTTCAATTGGAGCGATGGATCCTCATGCTTCAGACATCGAAAAAAAACAATTTTTATCAGAGGTAAAAAACGCGAAACACATGGACGACGACTTTTTTGGAAAATCGACAAAATTTATTCACAAGACGTTTGATGACAAGTATTTTAATGCAGATAAGCCTTTGCCAACAAGGGAAAAGATAATAGAACCCGAAAAGCCTGTAATAAATAATTCTCGAATAAATGTTCTTTCTGAATTTAACAATATTTAATTTTTTTTTCTTTTTCAGACTATTATTTCAGACGGAGTGGCATCTGGAGTTGACTGCTCGTTTTCTGGAGTATGAAATGTATCGAATGAAGAGGCGTTCTCTTCCTCTGTCGTGCTGGTGGTAGGTGGAGAATTCGAATTTATTTTGTCTTTTTCGTAAGGAACAACTCTCTTTATTCCGCTTACAATATCAGGATGCATAGCTCCCTTTGAATTGGGTATTACTTTTTTCTTGTATTCTTCAATAACTTTGTCAGGTATTCTGGGAAAATGCTCCATAAACGCTTTTAAATCGTCTTTTATCATTTTTAGCAGATATTTTGGTGGTGTCCTCTGTGATCTAGTAAGACTCATTTCTATGTGTATCAGTCTGTGCATTTGTCCGTATTGAACTGAAGCTACTTTATGAGCTTCTGCTCTTTGCGCATAAGCGAAATGTGAATTTATCATTCCAAGCATGCTCACAATGAACGACAGTGCCCCGAACGATTGAGCAACCCTTGTATCGAATAAGTTGGACATTCCTACTTGCAATGATCCTGACAATGTACTTAAAATTATCATTGGTATCTGAATCCAGTTGTTTTTGTTTCTGTATATTTTTTCAGCATTTGAGTGCATCCAAGCGAGTCCACTGCATTTTTCAGCTTCTTCGCACAACAAATCCTCAATTGAATTGTTCCAATCAATGTCGACTTTCTTTAACGAGAATGTTTCATTTGTTGGTGAACTATTCACATTCATATTTTTTATAGTATAAAAATCTTTGCAATGTCAAGCAATAGTGTTGATGAATTGAAGAAGCTGGAGCTTGAATACGAGAAGTATTCTGAAAGGTATCATAAAACCAAAGATCCAATAGAGAAGAAGCACCTGCAGGAAGTTCTTGACATACTTGAAAAGCGATTGAGCGAGGATATTGAAAATGATGACGTGGACAGTGAAGAAGAAACAGTGTACAGTGATGACGACAGCTTTATTTCTGAAGGAGAAGAATATGAGGGATTAAAGTACAGTTTTATTGACCCTGACGATAAACTTTTTCAAGAAAAGTATGCGAAGAACCTATCTCCATTCAGATCAAGTAATTATATTGACAAAGACACGGGAGCGATATTGTCCAAAAGTTCTGGAAAATCAAATAACGGCGGTCTTACTTTGAGGGAGCAATTGCAATTCAAAGACCTACTAAAGGAGTATAGTTTTCCCGTGCACATTCATATACTTCTAAGAGATACTCCTGGATCTAATTCTGATCTATTTTTTGAGTATGGGGATCCGATAGTGGTTAAAAACGTTATCGATATCTTTGAAGATAGGGAAAAGTACGGACCTGAAATGAAAAGAATCTACGATTACATTATGAAATCATACTCAGTTCATAAGAATCTTTATCAGGAACTAACTGAAAATGATGAAAACGAGATTGAAATTGGGTACCTTCCTTTCGAGGCATCTATGAAAAATAACATTCTTACGGAACTGAAGTTTTCTCACCACGTAGGTGACGAACTCGAAAATCGACTAGAACCTAAAAAACTCGAAAAGCAATTAAAAGTTAGAAAATTGAAATTGGGTGACATAAGATTTATATTCACAATTTATGTTAAAAAGATTGGGGAAAAGCGGTCCTTCAGAAATTTAGAAAAGAAGGAAGAAGCCACAGTTTTGATACCTAGATCAAAGAAGCCTAGAATTGATGTTGATTTGACTTTGGATGGTGGACTGCGATTTCGAAAAAGAAAATGATTGATTTAGTTTTGTGCGTTAAAGTTTAAACGTTTAAAAATATTTGGTGATTCTTCCACTTTCCATAACTACTTGTAAAACAGCTACAGCGAAACAGGAGAAGGAAGAAGTTCTAAGAATTTCAGAAACTGAGAGTCTTGAATCTGTTGTCTTTTCTATTGGACCAGCAGATCTAGTCCAGTTACCAATGTACTTTCCGATTTCGTCTCTTGATACGTGCCATGTGGCGCCATCTGTGATCTTGAATACATAGGATAAACCGTAGTTAATTAATGCAAAGATAATCCAGTAATAAGATGGAATTGCTCCGCGAGTAGAAAGGAAAACTAAGAATGGGGCTAACTTTACAATGTATGCGACGACGTCACTGGAAAAGAAGTTGTAAATATCTTGACCAATTTTTTGTACAGACGCGGTTTGATCTGCATTTGGTCTTACGGCAACGGCAATAAGCATAAATACAATTGCAACCAAGTTAATTGTTGTAACAAAGGCGAATTCTCTCATGGATTTTTCGACGTCAGAAACCAATGGTAAGCTGACATTGTTGCTTGAACTTGCGGAGGAATATCTTGGGCTACGAACCATTTTTATATATAGCAATGGAAAAGTGTGCATATAATTTTAAATATTTTTTTTTTCAGTAAAATTAATTTTCGCAAAAAATATTTAGAGACAATTGAATAGAATCAATGCAAATTCAAATGAGTTTG